GAAGATCAGAAGCCTTCAGCCCTTCTTCTGTCAAAGTGTCCTTGTTCTTCAGGTATCGCAACTGATCAAAAGCCACAACATCAATGGTGGGGCCTTTGTCCCGCTTCTTCTTAAACACAAACCCATAAAACATGGGGGTTCCGTCAACCGTCAACTTCACCGGATCACCTTCTTGGAAGTTTAGTCCGGCGCACTTGACAACGGTAAATTCCAGCTTTCCGGGGGTTCCTTTGCGCTCCAAGGTCAGCTTGGCCCCTTCTTCAACAACCGGATATTGAATTGTACTGCCGTGTTGAATGAACAGTTCAACGGCCAAACAGAATCACCCCTTTCAGGAAGGCAAAGTAAGAACCTGATTAGGATAAATCAAATTAGGGTTCTTGATTTTATCCTTGTTCAGATTATAAATTTCAGTGTACCGGGAACCGTCCCCAAGATATTTCTTGGCAATATTCCAAAGACAATCCCCGGATTTCACGGTATAGGTGGTAGTTTTGGGAGCGGTGGCGGTAGGCCGGGGGGCTTCTTGAACCGTTGCCTTGGGCGGCTCTGCGGGGGTAGCCGGTTGTTTGATGGTTACGGTCTTGGTTCCATAGGCTTTGTATTGCTTCAGGTTCACTTTCACCTTCACATCAAACCCGGCCCCGGCATCATCCGTGATTTCATAGTTTTCCATTCCAACTGTCAGGTTGGTATAGAAGAACATCCCGCCATTGGGCCTTTGCCGGTTCAAAATCCATTGGAAAGGCTCTTTGCTGGTTTTCAACCGCTCAAACAAAGAAAGGTAATAGCTTGCGGATTGCGCCCCGCCATTGGTAAAAGGATAGGAAACTTGGGGAAGCAACAGTTCAAAAGACACATCAGACAGGCCAGCGGCTTTCAAAATGTTGATTTCTTCCCCATTGATCAGGGTCATGGTTTTATTTTGGTTATTGATCTTCACAGTTACTTTGGAAGGGGTGATGGGCATAAGCACACCACCCAAATACATTTTGTATGCCATTACTCATGCACCCCTTCTTCAGAAACATCCAGCTTTTCAGCAAAATCATTGGCCCAAGCATCCATGATCCCGTCAAGATCGGTGTCATTGGAAATGTGGTTTTCATTGTGCTGTTCAACATGAATTTCAGCCGTGGTGAACCGGTTGATTGCTTCACGCTCGGCAATATCCCGCAAATAGGCCAAATCTTCTTCCGCAATGTCAAGGGCATCACTCATAGCGGCGGTGTTCCCCGCCGTGTCCCCGGTGTTGCCATAGATACCATCAAGGGTGTTGCCAAGATTAAAGGCATCCAGCCCATCAGCGGCCCCCAAGCTGTCCATTGCGGAAAAGTCGAACAAGCCGCCCACGGTATCTTCCACACCTTGGCCGAACTCATAGCCCATATCAAAAGCGGCCCCGTATTCAAACCGGCCCAACTTCATATCATCGGCGTTTAGCTTTTCCATGACTTCTTCACCCTTGCCGAAGGTGGAATCCACCCAACCGCCCAAGCTGTCACGCCAGCCTTGGACGGAACCAGCAAGATTAGAACCGAAGATGGTATCAATGGCCGAAGCCAACGCTTGAAGCACGGAAAGAACAGTGTCCGCCAAATCGAAGAACAGGCGGCAAACTGCCCCAACCGGATCATTGAATACATTTCCGATGAAGTTTGCAACGGTTCCCACAAGGTTATAGATCATCACAAATACATCCACAACCAAGTTCCACAAGGCAATGAAGATGTTTCCAATGAACGCCAATGCCGCCATGAATGCGCCGCAAATCAGGCCAGTGGCGGAAACGCTTGTACCGGCAAAGTGATTGACCGCCGCCACAGCCGCATAGAACAGGGCTACAAGGGCGATAATCAGAATGATGATCCACACCAAAGGACAGGCATACAAGGCCGCATTCAGGCCAGCTTGCGCCCCGGTAGCCGTAGTGGTTGCCGCCGCTTCCGCCAAAGTTGCACCAGTTTTGATTGCAGATCGTGCGGCGGAAATAGCTTGAATGCCGTTTGTAATTGCCTGAACCGCATTATAGGCAAGCATGGCCCCATGAAGAATCAAATATGCCGTTGCTACACCGGCCACAATCGGTGCAATCCATCCCCAGTTATCTACCACCAAGGCGGCACCGCTGATCAGAAGGTCAAGAACCCAAGTGGCAACAGAAGCGATCCCGGCAAGGCCATTGATAATCCCATCTGTAACTTGGGTGAACCGTTGGCTATTTCCAATCTCATTGATTTTGGTCAGGATCGGGGCAAAGATAGACAGGGCCTTGTTCTGCATACCAACCCAAATCTGCGCCCAAGTCTTGGGCATATTTGAAAATTTTGCTTCAATATCATCTGCCGCCGCAAACATAGCGTTCTTCACTACATCTGCGGTGATTTGACCTTCAGAAGCCATAGCCCGAATTTCACCAATGGAAACGCCCAAGTAATCTGCGATACTTTGAATAATTCCGGGGGCCTGTTCAAAAATACTGTTCAATTCTTCACCACGAAGAACGCCGGAAGCCATTGCTTGTGTAAGCTGGATCATTGCGGCTTGTTGCTCTTGCACACTTGCCCCGCCAATGACAAATTGCTTATTGACCAGTTCTTGGAAGGCAATTACTTCATCCATGCTTCCGAATGCGTCACGGGCGTTCAATCCCAATTTTGCAATGGAAGAAGCGGCATCCATATAAGAAGTTCTGGATCGTTGCGCTGAAGCCATTACTTTCTTTTCAAGGTCAGTTAGAGAACCGCCATCGTCAAAGTTGATCATGGCATTATTCAAACGGGCGTTTGTATTGGAAAATTGATCCGAAATGTTCAACAACTTCTTTGCCGCCGCTAAACCGCCAACGGTGGCCGCAATTCCTTTCAGCTTACCCCACAAGCCATCAGCGGCGGTGGTGCCATCTCTGATCCTCCGGTTGAATCGGTCTTGCTGGTTTCCAGCTTGCCGGATATTTTCTTCAATTTCATCAAAGGCGGCCCCGGCTCTTGCCAATTCATCACGGGCTTCACGAATGGCCGAAGTATCAACCGAATTACCGGAAGCCCTTTGCATGGCTTCAAAGCTGTTCAGCACAATGTTCATAGCCTTGTGCATTGCCTGAAGGGGGGCGGTTACACCATCATAAAGGGCGATAGCGGTTCTAATGGTTGCCAATAGGGGTTCACCTTCTTTCCAAAGGAAAAAGGCCGGGGCCAGCGTTTACCGCTTCCGGCCCCGGCGCTTCTTTCGTTCAAGTTCTTTTTGCTTTTTCTTTTCCCGTTCAACCCGAACATCAATAGCGGCAATAATGAACGCCCGTTCCTGCCGGTCAAGGTTGAAAAATTGGGAAGGTGTCAAATGAAGTTCATGAAGGCAATAGTAAGCAATGTTCGCTTCACCATCACCTTCTTCAATTAGTTTTTTGCTTCATCCATCTCATCCTGAAGGGTGGTTTCAAAGCCGCAAACCTCCTGAACCTTGGTCAGATAGTCGGCATACTCGCCGGGGGTCAGCATGGTTTTCAGAAGGGCTTCAGCGCCCATAATACCGTAGCTGTCCTGAAGTTCCTTGTCATTCAGGTTGGGGAACACGGTACAGGCCACCGCCAGCTTGCCAAGGTACATATCATAGTCGGTTTCCTTCTGGTACTGATTTTTCTTGCCGGGAACGGGAACCCGCTTGGCACAGGATTTCCGAAGGGCTTCATCCTCGGTGCCGGTGATAGCTTTGATTTCCCATTCAATGGGCTTCTTGGTGGTTTCGTCCACAAAGCGTTTGGAAACCGCAAACTTCACATTTTCGACCTTCAGGGCGTTTTTCGCCAGAAATGCAGAAAGGCTCATTGTTAAATTCCTC